CGGACTTGCAGCAATTCATCCTCGTCGCGGCGAGCGCGTTCTACGAGGTGCGCGAGTTGTCGAATTCCGGCGGGTCGATCGGGTCACAGCCAGCGGCATTTTTGCCGCTGTACCTGCTCGATTCGTGGGGCAACCTGACGTACGCCTGATGCGATGGACGCCGGCCGACTGCGCCACTACGTGGAGATTGAGGACTACGTGCTCGTTCAGGATGAGGCGGGCGATGACATCAAGGTGTATTCGCACTATGGCTTTACGTGGGCGTCGATTCGCACGCTGCGCGGGCGCGAGTTGTTCCTTGCGCAGCAGCAGTTCGCCGCGTCCGACAACGAAATCGTCATCCGCTATCTGGCCGGGGTCAACGAGCAGATGCGCGTGGTCCACGACGGGCTGTACTACAACATCCTGAATTGCGACGACGTGGAGTTGCGCCACGCGACCATGATCCTGCTGTGCGAAACCGGCATCTCGGAAACCAAATAATGCTGACGATGAAACTGGAAGGCTTGCAGGAACTCGAGCGCACGCTGCGCGAGTTCGGCCCGAAGGTCGCGAAGAACGGCCTGCGGGTGACGAACTTCGCGGCGGCGAAGGTCTATTACGACGCGGTGCAGGACACCGCGCCGGTGCGCTCGGGCTTCCTCAAGTCGCAGATCATCACGGTGAAGCGGCGCTCGCCGGCGGAAACCGAAGTGCGGCATTCGGTTACGGTGCGCAACAAGCCGAAGGTCACGCTGGTCGCGCGGCGCGGCGATACCGCCAAGAATCGCAAGAAAGGCGCGGTCGGCAAGTATCACGCGATCGCCGGGCCGAAAACCTATGGCCGCTTCATCGAGTACGGCACGTCGCGGATGAGTGCCGCCCCGTTCATGCGCCCGGCGTTCGAAAAGAATGCTGGCGCGGCGGTCGAGGCGGCGCAAAAGCGCATGGAGAAAGCCGTCCGATTGGCGGCGAAAAAAGCAACGTGAATATCGCCGAGCATGTGTTCGCGGCGCTGGACGGATTGCGCGCGCATCAGGAGAAGCTGCCATCCAAAGGGGTGACGAATGAACCGCCGGGCTATGTCCTGCCTATGCTCGTTATTTCCACCATTACGGGTAACGACGATCTGGACTTGCGCGGCGAAGCGTCGCTGCGCTGGCGCGTCATGCAGATCGATGCGTGGGGCAAGACGCGGCGCGGTACCGACGATTACATGGAACTCGCGCGGGCGCAGATGCTGGCATACAAGCAGTTCAGCGTGGGCGCGATCGATGTCAGCGGGGCGCCCGGGTACGACGACGACGCCAACCTGTTCCGCGCGTCGCTTGAGTTCCGGGTGTGGTTTACGCAATGACCTACGGCGACCTCGCTTTTGCGCAGGCGTGCGTGCGCGGGATTCATACCGCGCTGGCGGCGTTTAAGCAGTGGTCGGTGACGCAGCAGCAGACGGCCGAGGACGAGCGGTTGCTGCGCGCGCTTGATTTTGTAGCGGATGCAGCAAAGGATTGGGTTCGCAGCAAGGCGTCGGAGATTGCGGCGGCGCCGTCAACGAAAGGAACTGAGCATGTGCAGCAATAGCTTCCCGGCTCTGCCGGCACGCCGTTGTTGTCCTGTTGGATTCGTTCGGGCACGCACTGATGCCTCCCCGATAGTGGTCAACCGGAGAGGCGATCATGGCTGGACGTGGGGCACAAGGCACTCGGATTTTGCATCAGACGCTGACGGCGTTTATCGACGTCGAAGCGGTCACCAATGTCAGCGGCCCGAATGGGACGGCGGCAACCATCGACACGACCGATCTGCGGTCGACCGGCAAGGAGAACATACCGGGGCTCGCGGACTACGGTCAGCTAACGCTCGACCTGAATTACACCGATGGCGCCGAGCAGGTCAAGCTGTTCGATATGTTCTCGATGCACACGGACCCCGAGCCGTTTCGGCTGGCGCTGCCGACCGACTCGACCGGGGATACGTACGTGCAGTACGACTTCCTCGCGTCGGTCAACGGTTGCGTGTTCGGCGCGAAGGTGGACGACAAGCAGACGCTGCAAATCACGTTGAAAACCAGCGGCGGCATGACCCGTACGCCGGACGTCGACGCGGCTGATATCACAACCGAAGGCGCGCTGTTGGCGGCGCGACGCAAGCAGCGGGAGGACGACACGGTAGCACGCAAGGCGGCCGAGCAGCAGCGGTCGGAGCGGATGAAGGAAGCGTCGCAGCGGATGAAGGAAGCGGCGGCGCACGCAGCCGCGCACCCGCAGCAGCAGGCGGCTTAAACCCGCAGTGATTCCCTCGGGGATCGCTGCATTTCCCCGAGGGAGTTGCAATGGCACATGATCTAGACGGTTTCAGCGAGGAGCCGATCGAGTTCTCGGTCGAGCATCAAGGGCGGACGATGCAGTTTTTTGTCGAGCCGACCTCCATCAAGGAATTTTCCGGCGCGTTCCGGCGGTCGTCGCAGGATATGGACGCCAACATGAAGCGCACGTTTGTCAAGCTGCTGCTCGATGAAGACCAGAAGGCGGTTACGGCCGAGTGGGTCGACAAGCTGCTGAGCAAAAAGAATCTGGTACCGCTCGCGTTGAAGATCAACGCCGCGCTGAATACCGCGCTGGGCTTGGATGAACTAGCCGCAAAAAAAGGCTGACGCCAGACGAGCATTTCATCATGGACCTCGCTGCTCATCTCGGCATGACCGTGCATCGCTTGCGGGCCGAGATGCCGTGGCGGGAGTTGTTGTTCTGGCGGTTGAAGTGGCATACCGATCCATGGGGGGAGCATCGCGCGGATTTGCGCATGGCGCGGATTTGCCAGACGCTGGCCGAGCTTCAGCGCGACCGGGTTAAGCATCCCGATCCGGTGAAGCTGGACGACTTCCTGTTGTTCAAGCGGGACGAGCCGGAACCGGAGCCCGAGACGCGCGTACGTGGTGCGACGATTTCGCCGGCCACTGTCGCATGGCTCGATGCGATGTCGCGGCGGACGGCGGCGAAGGAGCACAGCAATGGCGCTTAGCGTCGGCGATCTGATCATCAACATCGCGACCAACATCGCGTCGCTGCAAACCGGGCTGTCAGCAGCGACGTCGATGGTGCAGCGCTTCGGCAGCAACGTGGCCGCCGAGGTGCGCGGGGTCAACGAGAAGATCGGCTCGATCACCGGCTCGTTCAAGGCGCTCGCCGGGCTGACGATTGCCGGCTTCGGGGCGCATCAGTTCACGTCGATGATCGAGGGCGCGATCGATGCGCAGGCGCACCTGAAAGACTTGGGCGAAAAGGCCGGCACCACGGCCGAGAAAATGTCATCGCTCATTCCGGCTGCGCGTCTGTCGGGCACGTCGCTGGATGAGGTCGCCGCCGCGTCGGGGAAATTTTCGAAGAACCTAGTCGAGATTCAAACCGGCGAAGGGAAGGCCGCCGAAGCGTTCAAGCGGCTGGGCTTCAACGCGAGCGACGCGGCGCGGTTCCTGAAGGACCCCGTGCAGGGCATGTTCGAACTGTCGAAGGCGGCGAACAAGTACGCCGACGACGGGAACAAGGTCGCCGTGATGCAGGCCGTGCTCGGCAAGGGCGCGGCCGGCGTGGCGAACTTCATGAAGGAACTCGGCCAGCAGACCGAACTCGTCACCCGCGTCACCAATGAACAGGCCGAAGCAGCAGACCGGTTGCAGGATCAATTCGCGCTGATCAAATTGGGCGGCGAGGAAATGCGCATGTCGTTTGCGAATGCGCTGATTCCCACGCTGTCGCAGATGGCGCTGGGATTTCTCGCCGCGCGCGACGCCGGCGCGGGGTTCTGGCAGTCGCTCGCGATTGCCACGGTGTCGGGTGACAAGGTGGTCGAGCGGATCACCGATCTGGGCACGACCGTCACCGAAACGAAAAAGCAAATCGAGTTGGCCAGCCAGCCGACCGCGACCGATATGTTCGGCGCTATCAGCGCGGACGAACACCTCAAGGCACTGAATGAAACGCTGGACGAGACGGCCAAGAAGCTGAAGATTTACACGGCGATTCGCGACCAGACGATTTTCACCAAGCTGCAAGGCGTCGACACGTCGGACGTGCGCGACCTGCGCTATGGCACCAACGCGAACGTCATCCGCACGCCGACCTCGCTCAATGCGAAAGGCTTGGGCGACGACAAGAACAAGCTCGATGAATTCACCAAGGCGCTGCAAAGCATGCGGCAGGAAGCCGCTGCCGCCGACGCTGCACTCGCCGCACTCGAGAACGGCACCGACAAGTTGACGGCGGCGCAGCAGGGGCTGGCCAAGCTGCAAGCGTCGGAGGTGTGGAAAACGTTCAGCAAGTCGCAGCAGGATGCGCTGATCAAAATGACTGCGACGACGTCGGCTACGCAAAAAGCGATCGATACCGTCACTCGTTTCAACGCTGTCCTTGAAAAAATCAACGTCAATGAGTCCGGCTTCGCGAGCGATTGGGCGACGGATTTCAAGGCGCTGACTGATGAATGGAATCGCGGGGGCATCTCGCTCGACCGCTATCGCGAACTGACGCAGAAGCTCCTCGACCTGCAACCGTACTGGAAGGCGCAGGTGCAGTTGGTGAAGGAGCAAGCCGACGCGCTGGCGAAGTTGGAGGAAGCGACCAGCGATGCGGCGGCGGCGAACCGCAAGCTCGCCGATGACTTCAAACGGGCGCAGGAGCAGCAGGTCGGCGACATCGAATTCCAGATCAGCCTCATCGGCAAAACTGCCGCTGAGCAGGAGTTGCTGACGGCCGCGCGGCAGGTCGACTTGGAAGTCAAGAAGCAGATTCAGGCGCTCGACGCACTCGATCCCGAGTCCGACAAGATTCGCGAAAAAATAATCTTGGAAGGACAGTTGTCGAAGGCGCGCATCGACGGCGCGCTGCGCGTCAAGCAGGCGACGGAGACTGGCGTCGCGAATATGCAGACGGTGTTCACCACACTGGACTCGACGGCGCGCTCGATCTTCGACAGCATCGGCCAGAAGGGCACGAACATGTGGCAGAAGATCAAGGATGATGGCAAGCGCATCCTCCTTGACTTCCTGTATTCGCTGACGGTCAAGCCGTTCCTGATCCAGATTGCAGCGTCACTGACCGGCGTCAGTGGTGGCGCAGCGGCGAACATACTCGGCGGCGGCGCCGCGCAAAATCCATTGGCCGCGTTGACGGGTGGCGGTGGCGGCATCAGTAACGTGATGTCGCTGTTCGGCGCCGCCGGCTCGACGTTCGGCACCACCGCATCGGCGGCAGCGCTGGAAACGTTCGGCAGTATGGGCGCCTCGCAGGCGGCGTTGCTCGCCGCGCAAACCGCCGACTTTGGGATCGCCGGCACGGCGGCGACGTTGGCGGCGACGGGCACCGAGATGGGCGTGGCGGCTGGGACCATGGCGACGGCGATGGGCGTGGTCGGCACCGCCATCCCGATCCTCGGGCTCGCGATTGCCGCGTACATGTATTGGGACAGCACCAAGAAACCGACCGAAGTGCGCGGGCAGTATCAGATCGGCGGGACGAATTTCGAGGATGCCGTCAGCACGACGACCCGCTCGGGTCTGAATATCGGATTCGCCGATGTCGGCACGCAACAGTTCAGCGGCGAGGCGGCGCAGGTATTCAACAAGATCGTCGCCGGCGCACTCGATGCATTCGAAACGCGCTTCTCGGATGAGCAATCGGCGCGGCTTGCTGACATCCTGCAAAACACCACGTTCGCCTCGCAGGAGGGCACGTTCACGACCGAAGAATTTTTGCAGAAGTACGGCGGCGGCGTGTTGCAGCAAGTCATTACGGCGGCGTTCGACGTGCTCGATCCAGCACTCGGCGCGGTCGCTGCGGGGTTCTCGGGCACGGCCGATGAGGTCGCGAAATTCGGCAACACATTGTTGGGCGTGTATGACGCGACCAAGCTGATCGGCAACGCCGACTTCACTGCCGGCATCGACGCCGCGCTGGCCGGTGCCACGCAGGAAAGCGCCGACAAGATACTCGCCTTCGTCACCGTGGCTGCGACGTTCGGCACGACGGTCGAAGGTTTGGGCGAGACGCTGCAAGCGCTCGACCCGACCAAGATCACCAAGTTTGTCGACGCTCTCGGCGGCGTGCAGGCATTCGCGCAGAAGTTCGCGACCTTCAACCAGAACTTCGGCACCGCCCCGGATATCGCGGCGGCTGCGACGACGCGGCTCAATACGGCATTCGCGAAGCTCGGACTCGAGGTGCCCAAGACGCATGCCGAGTTCGTCGCGCTGGTGAATCAGATGAT